TCCGTAAGGCCTGGGCTCTCTACAAGTCGACTAATAAATGATGCAGTGCTGGTTGCCTGGTTATCGGCGTGGTTCCTGATAAACGACAAATCAACGGGATTGTCGGTTCGCATAATTTGTATTATGTTAAGTCGCAAAATATTTTCATGTCTTTTGGGTTTTTTCAAAAAAAGTTGGATTTTTTTCGAGATACGCCCCAAATCGACGCGCCGCCGCTTCGGGATGGCAGCTTGTGTGCTGTCTGCACCATAGCCGCAACCCTTCTTCATCGAGACCGTCTGCAATCAGGACGGCCTTTTGTTTTTCTATGGCCCGGTAGAGTTTGCGGCGCTTAGCCCCTTGGTGCGGACGGATGGTCCGAAGGTGCCAGTAGAGATTACGGATCTCGCCCAGGTGGCGCTCTCGATCTGTAAAGCCGGGTATGGTTAATTGCATGATTGAATCTTCGCAGATGCTTGCGGGGTCTGCATCTTGATAGATCAAAGGTTTTGCGAACCGCTACGCGGTCAGGCTCTGCCAGCCTAGACCAGTCAAGCTGGTCTATCCCTTCGGGACAAGGGCTTCTGATCCTTTTCGCCTGCCGCGTTCCACTTGGCCCCGGCAAGCCGGTAAAGGCTCAGAGGCAAAGTTAGGCGGCCTGCGGCCTTGTTTTCTGGAAAGCCGTTTGCAGCATTCGACCAGCGCGGTTATCCGCCCTAACTTCCCTTCGCAAAACGCCGACCTGTAACACGGGGCAAGGACGTATCAAGGGCCGGGCTACGCCCTGAAATGCTCACCCGTTCGTTTGACCAGGTGCGATGAAGCCGCACTTGGTCAAGCCGCTGCGGCTTCCGCTTTCTCCCTTGACCCGCCCAAGCCTGCCCCGCGTTCCATGACGGCAGCGAAGGGAACTCAGGACGGATCATCAACCACGGAGGTAGCGCCATGAAGACCGCAAACAATCCAGAAAACCAGCAACCCCACGGGCTCGGGAATCTAGGCCAGATCAGCACAAGCCATGCCTATCCGCAATGGGTCGTCGTCGAGCAGGCCGGAACGGACGATGAAAGCATTGTGAACGACCACTACACCTTCCGCGAGGCCGCGCAGAACATCGCCCGCAACTACTACCCCGACGAGCGCGAGGAACTGGGGGTTCAGATTATGAAGCGGCTGCCGGATGGCACGCTGACGGCGGAGTTTTGACCATGCGTTTCGATCAATGCGCCCTTCTTCTCGGCCATGCCCGCGCACGCGGCTGGATTAAAGCCGACGAATCCCCGGACCTGAACAGCGCCGATTTCAATTGTTTCGGCGGCAATAAATTGCAAGTCGCGTTCCGTGACCGCGACGACCCCTCCAAATTCTATGAGTTCGACCGCCTTAACTGGCTCGAAAGCTGCGCCGAGGACGCGGAAGACCGCATCGAAGGCAACGACTTCCAGTTTGCCTGCGAAATTGGCAGCGACGAATGGACGACATGGGAATTCAGCGTCGCGCATTACTAATTCATAACATAACGTAACGTAACAGCCATTTCATAACGTAACATAACGTAACGTAACAGGAGATACATAACATGGCACGCACTTCGACAATCACTTTCGGGCAAGTTGCCCAGATCGCCGACGCGATGAAAGCCGCCGGGAACCGCCCGACCGCCCGCGCGGTGCGCGAGCGTATCGGCAGCGGTTCTATGGGGACCATTCACAAGCTGTTGCAGCAATGGCAAGGCAAGGCCAGCGAGGCCGACGAGGATAGCGAAGCCGCCGCCGAGTTGCCAATGCATATCCAAAATGCCCTGATGGATTTTATCGGGACGGAGATCGCGACGGCTTGCGAACCGATCAATGAGGAATTGCAGGCGGCGAAGGAAGCCGCCGAGGAACTAGCGACCGAGAACGAGCGCCTTTCTCGACTGATCGAAACGCTAGAGAAGGACAGCTATAACGCTGAAATGGCCCGATCCAGCGAAAAGGCACGAGCTGACGCCCTGCACCGCGAACTGGCCGAAGCCAAGGCCCATCTTGCAGAAGCCAATGCACGCAACACCGAATACCTGCGCGACCTCGACCGCAGCCAGCGCCAAACGGAAATGCTTGCCAGTCTGCAACCGGAACTCGCCCAAGCGAGAACCGCCCTCACCTCTTCGGAAGCTGCACGGATCGAGGCCGAGCGGAGCACCGCTGTTCTTTCGGCTCAGCTCGTTGCCAAATCCGAGAAGGCCAACGAGCTGGAGGCTCGACTGAAAACCGCCGAAAGCCTTGTCGTTGCTAAGGATGGGGAATTGAAGCAGGCAAATAATCATTATCAGGCATGCGCCGCACGGCTTGAAGCTGCAGCCCGCGAGATAGAATCGCTACGGAAGCCAGCCCCCAAAGCCGCCGCCCTTGCGAAAGCACTTACCAAAGCAAGCACCACCAAGAAAAACACGAAGCCCGCCACCGATGGAAATACCTGATAAGCGCCACGAGCAAGCCCTTGCCGTTGAGTCTGCCGCCCTGGCGGACTCAGACGGCAAGGAGTACCCGGCCAGCTACTGGCTTTCCCTGGCGTGTTGCCTGCTGACTTCTCCAGTCAAGGCTGAACGAGAAACCGGGAAGGCGCTTGTGAAGCGATGGAAATATAAGGAACCGGCTTAGGCCGGTTTTTAAACGTGATACACGATCGCAGCTGCAGGCTGTATCACTTTCGGAACAAGTGACGCGCCTAGATGCTGCGCCGGGACACCCCTCCCCGGCTTGTCCCTTCGGGATAATTTCCCTTCTGGAAATTACGCGCTCTTAATGCAAGTTCGCCTACCCGGCAGGGCCAAGGGCTAGCCCTTGGAACGTTTTTTAAAAGCTAAACAGCCTGTTCTTCTGGACGGACACGCTTAACGGCCTTGCCATCCTCTAAACCCTTGGACTCAGGAGCACCGCCCACACTGACGGTTACTTGCGGTGCATCGCAGATGATCCATTTCTTGTAGCCCTCCCATTCGACCGTGACCGCGCAAGGAGTTGGAAGGTCGAGCTTGTAGCCGAGGGTTTTGAGATCTCGCGAATCAACCTGACTGACGACTTGCCCATTCTGGCTGACAGCGAAGAGATAGCGGACTGACTTGCCGTTAATGATCGAACCGATAATATGCAGCGCCCGACCACTGTAGGGATGGACCGGCTCAGCTTCCTTGACCTGCGCTACAGGCTCCGGGGCTGGGCCTGTGTCGCTAACGATCTTCCCATTGATGGTTTCGACCACACGAACCGGCTTGACCGTCGTGCTGGCTGCTGACGGCGCCTTGATACCGTTTTTCATGGGATTGATGCTGGCCGGGCCGAAAACGAAGATGGAAACGCCGGCCGTGACGAATAGCGCGGCACCGATGAACGGCCAGCGCTTCCAGAGCGGCACAATGTCCTGCGCTTCGAGTTCAGAACCGCCACCACGGGTGTGGCTCTTGTAGAGGCCAAAATAGCGCTTCTCGTAAGTACGCGCCCCAGTATTGACCACGTCGCCCCGCACGCCGTCCTGAACCTTGCGAATATATTGCTTCGAGGTGCCAAAGGCCGTGCCTTTCTTGACGCGATAGCAAATCTGGACGAGATCAACAATCGACTTGGAGAGCTTGCCGTAGCTTTGCGTAATCAGCAGGACATCGGCGCTTTCGTGCCGGTGGAGGCTATACCACTCTTCGACTTCGATACGGGTATTGCCGCGCGGCATTGCCATGTGACATTCGTCAATGACGTAGAGCGGGCCGGAGCCTGTTTCCGGATGCCGCCATGGGTGCGCGTAGTCTTCCATGGTCGAGAAGGCGCGGATGGTGCCTTCTTCGGGCTGCGCCGACGCGGCAGCGAAGCGGGAGAGCATCGACGATGCACGCCGATCAGGCTGGATCAGGCCGCGACGGTCTTCAACTTTCTTGACGAGTTCCGGCCAGCCCTGATCCAGCTGGCCAATGCGATCCAGATCAAGCGGCAAGTTAGTGATAACCATCCGGCCTTTCGCCAGAGCCGGTAGGATGTGGTAGACCACCGCTTCATAGGACTTGCCACCGCCCGGCGGGCCGATCAGGAGATTAATCACCGAACAGCCCCCGTTTGTCGGCCCTCACCAAACGAAGATAAAACGGAACGGAGCGGAGTTCGAATAAAACCTTACATCCGAAAACAACCCAAACCCACCACGGCGCATCGAGCGTATAGAGAATCCACGCTATAACGATCTCAAGCATCGACTTCCCCTTCTAAATCGAGGTTTGCCGCTTCAAGTATCGGCACACAGTCTGCACAGAGGCCGTTATCTTCATCACCCTCGTTGTCTTCGTCGGCCACCTCTTCACCACACATAAAACACTGCAGCATGCTTAGCTCCCCAGTCTGGTAAATGGAATCAGTTGCAAGGTCAGCCGGATCAGGATGGCGGCAGCGATGATGCCCATGCATTCACCTAGGCCGATCAAGCCAATGATGTTGGAGACCTCAGCCGGTAACGCACTCCATGCAGAGGAAAGCTGGAGCTTCGAAACATCGAGCGCGGCAATCATGTCGACTGCAACTTGCAAAACCTTGTCGAGGACAAAGCACACCGCATCTATAACGAAATCCCATACCGCTTGAATGACCGCTTTAACCAGACCAAGCAGCCATGCCGCGAAGTCAATTAGGGCATTCCAGATTGCTTCCATCATGGCGGTTTAACCCCCGAAGATCAGACGACGGGCCACGAGCGCCGCCGTAATTAATAGAACGATGCGAACGAATGACCAGACGCCGCAGGGCATGTTTAGCGACGCCCCGCCAAAGTTCATGTGTTGGCCGATATTCATAGCGAAAGACCACGAAGGGCAGGCACCGGTATTCGGGAGATTCGGCGCAAGCTGACCAACGAGACCGCCGAGCGAACTGGCTTTGATGGCGGTGAATTTCTCGTTAAGAACGCCTGAAATCCCGTTCGGGTATTTTTTCTTCCAAAGCTCCCCCGTTTCAGGGAATTCCTTACCCGCGCCACAGTCGTTGCCTTCGCATTTATCGCCGGAACCATTGCCGCCATTACTGGAGCCTGTGCCGGTGGAACCATCCGACGACGTTGTACCGACTGCCCCAGCTTGCCCTGCGGTGCCATCCGCTTTCCCGGTTGCGGTCGAGGTCGAGGCAGTATGTGTCGCCCCGGTTGCCGGGTCTTTGGTTGTGGTTTCTTCCGTAGTTTTCGCAGTGCCATCCGGAAACTGCTCTACCTTTTGTTTTTTTTCCACCTGCGGCTTGCGCGCATCCGGCGTGCCTTCCGGAACACAGGCCACCGTGCCCGAGCTAGACGTCATTACCCCTTCCGTCGCTGCACAGGCAGGCTTGTGATTCGGAACGGGCGGCTTGCTGGGCGACTTTTCGCCTTCCGTGCAAGTCTCTCCGCTGAACGCCCCACCTTCTGCCGTCCATGTACCGCCACCCCCAAGGCCAAAGCCGAGATTGCGAGTACATCCACCATCGCACACAGTTGAAGGGATTGAACCTGCACCCGAAAGCCAAGGCCGTGGGCCAGATATGAAATTAAGAATAGGGAGATTGCACTGGCAGGTTTTCGGCGAACCCATCGGGCTTTGATTGCCTTTGCAATCCGGGACCGATTCGCACGTGCCGTCAGACTGCCTTACCTGCGGCGCCACACAATCCGGACGCTGACAGCTAGACCCTGAAAGGGTCCAATTTTGCCCAGTCGGGCACCGATACGCTTGCGTTGGTTGTGTATATACCTGCTGATTATTCAGCGAGCCATTTTGTAAAAAACGGCAGTTGCCCGAATCAGAAACCTCAAAAAAAGTGAAACCCATGGCCGCCGTAAATCGCGTACATGCGTCGGAATACGATGTACCGTCAACGATAGGCCCAATTTTGTAAGCCGTGACCGTTTGCAGGGTGGCCGGTATCGTTTCAGCATGCGCAAGGACCGCACAAGCTGACAACAAGAAGCCAATGACAAAATAAAGGAATAGACGGACACACTTCACGGACGCCCCCCCCAACCCTTGAGGAAGGCCCCCGCACAGAGCGCCCCTAGCAGGGCAATGACGACCCAAAAAACCGCTAGAAGCGCTCCATTGACCATGACGCTTAGGCCATCTTGACAGCGCGTTTGCCGAGGCCGACACCCTTGAAGGCCATAGCGATACCGATTACGAGGACACCAGCACCACCCACGAAGGTTGCGACGGTGGAAAAATCAACTGCGGCGAAAATTGCGGCCATGTTATTGCTCCTGAAATTGCACAGACAGCCCCGGTGCGGGGTTTCCCAAAAAGGGAGGGAAATCGTTAAAGCATTCGGATAACTTTGAGTGCTGCGCCAAGGGCGTAGCCGAGGAAATGGAAGAAAACGACGGAACCGAAGCCCCACGACCAGACGAAAAAGATTTGGGCCGCGTCAATGCCAAGTAGGGCATAGTCGGCCTCTGTCATTCGGAAGCCTCAATGAAGAAGGAAAAAACCACGTAACCGGCATCGCAGAAACCAAGCGCCGTAAGGATCGCGGCTTCTTCGGAATCAAATTGCACAGCGTTTTTGATCAGCCGAACCGGGGCAATGTCGCCATCCTCGAACCCGAGGAACAGGCAGCTTTCGCGGTCCTGAACGATATGGCGACGAGCGAACATGATTTAGGCCTCAGGCTTAACACCAGCAATCGGCTTGAGTTCTTCCAGCACGATTTTCGTAACCTTGCCGGTCGTAACCTGAGCGAAAACACCCTTTGCCTTGAAGGGGAAAGGAAGCTTTTCGTATTTCAGATACTCTTCAGAAGTACCCATGGAATATTCCGTAGTGGCCGTACCCTTAGCATTCCCGGTACGATCGTCCAGATCAGTTTCAATGTAGAACTTGGTGGAGTCGTATTTCACGCCTTCCATTTCACCCTTCGAACGCTTGGCGCCACGAACTACACATTCAGATTCAAAACGCATGATTTATCCTTTACGCCTCAAGCCAGCCCGGTTCATCCGTGAGGCTGACGGATGGAGCTAATATGTTTGTGGCTGCCAGTTCGGCCACCCGGAAACCTTCCGGGATAGCATCGGGACGGCAGAGCAGGTCTAACAGTTCGGTATCGGTGTAGAACTGGCGAAGCGCGGCCAGATGGCCCCCGGCTTGGTGCCTGATCCACTTTTCAGACCGTTCCTTGGTCGTCGAGCAAATGCGCTGCCGGTATTCGAGTTCCTGCCGGTTGCCGGAATACTGGATGGCTTCGAAGCATGGGTAGAACGCAACAAACCATTGCGTTGGATGAAGCAACATATCCAGCGTGAGTTGATAGCAGGAGTTATGCAATTCAACTTCCGCCCTCACCCATGGCGAATTTTCTTCGCCCTGCTGTTTGCCTTTTTCATAGATACGGGTGAACTTGCCCGCCATCCGGGAACCGACATAGAGAGTCAGACCGGAGTTTGCTGGGTCATCCTGTTCCCATGCCCCACGTAGCTCGATCTTCGGAGGACGACCGCCCCGGCAGAAGGCACCATCCTTGGCTTTTTCCCGCATGACGCGAACCGGGAAAATTTTCCCCTCATAGTCATCGAAGGCCATGTCGATACGGGTTAGCCAGCCTTTTACATCCCGAAGGAAGTTATGAAGTCGGTTTTCCCATCCGGGCGAGGCCATCAAGGCACCTTGACCAGTAACGGTTACCAGGACTGTTCCAGACGTATGGCCGACATGGACGACACCCGCACCGAGAGGCATACCAACCGCGTATTTATAGCCATTCAGCCCGTTTTGGTAGATTTTCCAGCGGTTGTTTTCTTCGCCATTGGCGAAGCCAAGAACCCATCCGAAGATATTTTTGATGAATTCCGCAAGGCGTTTATCTTCATTGCCCTGCGAATCTTCGACACGTAGCCCGCCGATAATGCAGTAGGCCCATGCTGCAGAGGGTTCGAAAACGCAAGACACCCAGTCAATTCCTACCTTTTGACCGGTTATGCATCGGACACCGGGACGAATAACGGGTTTTCCGTTTCGGTCGATAACGAGGCTTTCCCCGGTTTGTGACCCTTGGGGACTTTCCCCCCCTGTTAGTAAGGGGGGTAACTGCCCGCCGCTGCGCGGCACCTCCCCGCAAGCGGGGACCCCTCCGCGCCCGGCGTGCGAGACACCCGCACGAGTCAGCGGAGATTCAGCAGTCCAAACGGATAACGGAGTGACTGCCGCAGACTCTACCTTTACGGGAGTCACACTCAGCAGCGAATCCGTGATACGCCGTGCCTTTTCAAAATCATCAGCCGACATACGAGCAGCAGACTCAACCTTTACGGGAGTCACACTCTGTTCTG